CTGCCTTAAATGTATGAAGTTTGTCTCTATAGAATGGGGTTCGTTTATCCACCCACATCTAGGAGAGAAACGTTGTTATTTATGCCGTAAATGCGGGAAGCCAGTATATGTAAAGGAACAGGAATTATGCCTCTAATGGATTTAAGGTTCTTCTGCCACATTGAGTACATTTATACTGTTGCTTTGTATCGCCGGCTTTGTTGATTTTAGGTCTCCCTGCCTTTGACATTTTACTTCTACATTCAGGACACTTCATAGTTTACCCCTCTTCCTGAGCATTTCCCTGACTTTCCTTTTGGCATCTTCTGCCATCTTCTTGAGTGTCTCTTCATCTGGGATTTTCAATCTATCGTTCATTTAACCTCCGCTTCGGCTAGGGCTTGCTCAAAGTGTTTCGCAACATCCCTTAAGGCTTGATTATAACCATCAATATAATACCCTCTATCATTTATCCATTTCTTCGGTATATCACCACCAGTATAAGCAGCTTCGGCTAATATACTTTTAGGTTCAGGCAAGTTTTTACAAGCCCCATATAACTTTGGGGCTGCCTTGTGTTTGGGGCAATAAACTATAGTGTATTTAGGATTTTGTCCGGCCCCAATGATGATATGGCAACTGCATTCTCCTTTTGTATATTCCATTACTTCCTCCTTAATAGTCTAGTTAAAAGTCCAGGCTTGTATCTCTGTAAAAGATAGGTGTCAGTCTTACGGATAGCTCCTATTGCTACCAACCTTCTATCTGTCTGGTTTATTGATTTCTTGTGGTCTAGTTGTTTCTCTAGGTCCCTATCCATTATTCACCTCCTCTCTTTATTCCTCTTTAGTGTCCACAAGGTGAAGAGATTCTGCTTCTTCTTCGGTAAGGACTATCTCTTCAGTTTCATCCATAAGGCCTTCATTTATAGCATAGGGGCTGATACCTTTGAGATTACAGATTTCCTTCCAGAGACATTTATCTAGGGCTTCTCTTGCTGTAATGATAATCTTCAAGGGTTACCTCCCTTCCTTGATTTACCCTATATTACCATATCACATCACATCTTGTCAAGTAGGACTTTAGTACTGGATACTACGAATATTAAGGGACAATTATAGAGAGTATTCCCGCTCAACCGGACGCTTCCACTATTTATACCTGTTGTGACGGGAATGGGAACCAAAATACTCCCTAATAAGAACGTCACCAGATGGAAGTACAGCCATTTAAATAACAAAGTAACAGCAAGGGGCAATGATGCTAACACAAAAACAAGAGAGCTTTACATTAAATATATACAAAGGATTGAGTGAAAGGCAAGCCTACATAGAAGCCGGATACTCAACCAATCAATTGCCGGCAACGCTAGACAGGAATGCAAACAAGCTGGCTAACAATAACAAGATTCTAACTAGACTAGCGGAGTTAAACAAAGCCACTGAAGATAATTCAATCGCTCCCTAAATATGGTATTCTAGGCACGAAAAACACCCATTTTTGAGGATTTTATTTCAAAAGTGAAAAAGTAGGTATAAATGGTGAAGATGGAAAAGGGCAAAAACGGCAATGGTAAAAAAAGAGAACAGACTGCTGCTCGTATAATCAAGGCTCTCAAGGAGACAAATGGGCTTCTAACTATGGCAGCAGCTAAGTCGGGCATAGGCTATAGGACTGTATGTCGCTATGTTGCTGAGTTTCCCTCAGTTAAAGAAGCGGCTCAAGATGCCAAAGAAGCAATGCTGGACTTTACTGAATGCAAGTTGTTTCGTAAAATCAAATCTGGCGATAACACCTGCATTATCTTCTATCTAAAAACTCAAGGTAAAGCAAGGGGTTATATAGAAAAGCAGGAGATAGAACATAGTGGTAATATCGGAAGTGCCGAGAACTTATCAGATGACGAACTCGCCGCCATTATCCAAAGCAGACGCAGCCGAGGAGCTTCTAAGGAGACGGAAAGCTCGTAGGAACTTATTACCTTTCTGTCAATATACCTTTCCTGAGTATCAAACCCCTCCTCACCTTATAGCATTGTCGGATGCTCTAGAACGCATAGAGAGAGGTGAGTTAAAACGTCTGATTGTATTGATGCCACCGAGACACGGAAAAAGTGAAATCATCTCTTTGAGATTTCCATGTTGGTATCTGGCGAGACACCCTGAAGATTACATAGTTCAGGCGGGTTATGCTGAGTCTATTGCTCTAACACATTCCCGCCAGGCAAGGGATATTTTCATTTCTTTAGAGATGACAAGACTCTTTCCCGACATTCATTATAGACCTGAACGAGCTGGACAGGAGACAGTAGTACCGGAGAGACAAGCTGCCCACGAATGGGGAACCAAGCAAGGTGGGTCCTATTATGCTGTAGGCATCGGTGGCGGACTGACTGGTCGTGGTTTCAATATAGGTATTATAGATGACCCTGTTAAAGATGAGGAAGAGGCAGCCAGCGAGACTATTCGGGAGAAGAATTGGGACTGGTATCAGAAAGTATTCAGAACCAGAGCTGAACCAAATGCTGCTATCATCGTTGTGATGACCCGGTGGCATCAGGATGACCTTGTAGGTAGATTATTAAAGCAATCTCAAGAAGACCCAAAAGCAGACCAATGGGAAGTATTACACTTTCCTGCATTAAGTGAAGGAGAAGCCCTGTGGCCCGAGAGATATCCTGTAGATGTGCTGAGAGCCATCCAGTCGTCCATAGGGAGCAGGGCATTTGAATCTTTATATCAGGGCAATCCTACTATTGCAGAAGGGCAGATAATCAAACGAGAGTGGTGGAAGTATTATAGGGAACGACCTCAGTTTGAGAGGAAGTTACATAGCTGGGACACAGCTTTTAAAGATAAGACCCAAAATGATTATTCGGTCTGCACAGTGTGGGGTGAGGCTTGGAATGGCTACTATCTTCTTGACGTCTGGAGAGGTAAAGTAGAATTCCCTGAATTGAAGCGAGTAGCTATCTCATTATATGAAAGGGATTTCCCTGACGTTGTGATTGTAGAGGATAAGGCGAGTGGACAATCTCTTATCCAAGAATTACAGAGAAATACCAGGATACCTATTCTGCCAGTCAAGGTAGATGTAAACAAGGTAGCAAGGGCAAACTCAGCAACACCACTTATAGAAGCTGGTAAAGTCTATCTACCAGAAAGTGCTCGTTGGTTGTTTGACTATATAGAAGAATTATCGGCCTTCCCCAATGCGGAACACGATGATCAAGTAGACTCAACTACACAAGCTCTTTCTTTTATGAGGGGTGAACCCGAGCCAGAAGAAGCTGTAATAATCTATGATGCAATGGATGCTGTCAGGGAATTGGATTTCTAAAAAGGAATAGAGTATGGAAGATAAACAAGAAAGACGCCTAAGAGACCTTGCCCCTAGAGATGAGCTTGCCTTTCTCTTAAGAGAGGCGGCCGCCAGTGTTGAGGCTGACTTTGCTTTAGAAGATGAAGGCTGGATAAGTTTGGCTGGGCAGACAGGCGATGTTATCTCATCATCTGAGCGGATAGTGAACCTTAAACTCTCTAGGCTCTATGCTGTTAAATACCCTATGGGGAAACAATCTATCAGATTGTGGACTGATTATACCTTTGGTACTGGGATGGTCTGGAATACAAAAGATGAGAAAGCTAAAAAGGTGCTTGAGGCATTCTGGGGTTCAAAGGAAAACGAGAGTCTCCTGTCGGCTAGAGGGCAGCGGAAGTCGTCAGATAAACTTTTAATAGACGGGGAAGTATTTTTTGCCCTCTTTCTTGGTATGGGAGGGAAAGAGACAATAAGGTGGATTGACCCTTTAGAGATAACCGAGATAATAACAGACTCTGATGATGTTGAAAAGGTTATGTATTATAAACGGGTGTGGACTGATAGTCAGAACAAATCTCAAGAGGCTCATTACCGCAGCACAATAAATATGAATGGTGAACTTGCTAAAGATTCACAAGATAAAACTGTTCAAGTAAAAGACGGACCTATTGTTTATCTTTTAACCTATAACACTACAACACAGAGGGGCAACCCCTTGTTACTACCAGCTTTAATCTGGATGAAATATCACCATCGTCAACTGGCAAGCTATTTAGCCGTAGATTTAGCCCAGAGTAAGTTTGTTTTAAGGTCAAAGGTGAAAGGTGGACAGGCGGCCGTAGATGCTATAAAGGCAAAGACTCAAGATAAAGAAATAAATGCAGGTTCTACTCTACTTGAGAATATGGGTGTGGATACCAGTGCTTTCAAGATAGATGCCCGGGCAAAGAATGCCTACGATGGTGCACGTCTGATAAAACTTCAAGTCTGTGCTGCCGTAGGAATACCGGAGCAGTATTTTGGTGACCTTGCAACCGGCAACCTTGCTACCGCCAAGACAGTCGAACTCCCGATGATAAAGATGTTCCAGTCTTATCAGAGAGTATGGGCAGATACCTACCTTGATATAGACCAGATTGTGCTTCAGCATAATAATCTACCTGTCGACACTCACATAGACTTTGATTTCCCCCCGATAGCACCGAGAGACGTTCAGCTGGCAGCTCAGGCTTTGGTTTCTATTTTGCAGGTAATGCCCAATCTAGCCGATTCTCCAGAAGTTGAGCAGATAGCTCTCTTGACTCTGGGCGTCAATAATCCGAAGGAAGTCCTTGATGCACTCAAAAAAGTGGCGGAGAGTAACCCCGAAGTCGCTGCATTAAAAGCAATCAGGGAGATAAGGAGAGCTTTAATTAAAAAGGAGTAGGAAATGAAATGTGAAAAGTGTAATGGTTGGGGATTCATAGAACTAGAACACGGCTTAGTGATGGTTGAATGCAGAGAATGTAATGGGACTGGGGAGGTTGAGGAAACTGAGCAAGCCGTCATAGCCTGCGATGATAAAGATGAATCGTTAAGACCAGATATTCCTGAAGGAGAGATAAAAGTAGGAATAATCATGGGATCAGAAGAAGGACAAGATGACATTAGTAGCGGAACTGGACAGCCTGATAAGCCTACTGGAAGCACAGATACCAGCAAACCCGTCAAGCGAAAAAAACCAAAAGCTAAAAAGAAGTCTAGAAAGAGAACTCGCAAGGTACTTCCGTAAGTTAGAAGATGCCTTCCCCTTCGGTCGGCTTGGCAGGCTTTACAATAAGTATGTCCGCGAGAGTCTTGGTTCTGAGACTGGGGATATCCTTGACCCCATATTAAAGACCTTCAATAAGAAACTCAAAGCGGATATAGCCGGTTATCTCACCACAATCTACACATCCGGCAGCGCTGAAATGATAACTTGGGGAAAGACCAAGGCAGGAGTTCCGATTGCTTTTGAAGGACCGCCTGTTTCAGAGGCTATAAAGTGGGCTGAAAAACAGGGAGCCAGGCTTGTTACCCAGATGGATACTGAAACAAAGCGTAGGCTGGCTCAGGTTGTCAGTGATGGGATTAAAAACAAACGAGGCGTACCCGGGCTGGCAAGGGATATAAGAAACTCGTTCGACTCTATGACGAAATACCGTAGTGAACTTATATCAAGGACCGAAACGGCCAACGCTCTCTCTCAGGCTTCCCTTGATAGAATGAAGGATATGGGAATAGACGGGAAGGAATGGGTTACTGTTGGCGATGATAGAGTGAGTCCGGAGTGTCAAGGGAATGAAGCGGAGGGCGTGATACCCGTTAATCAGAACTTCAGTAGTGGGGTTATGGCGCCACCCCAACACCCTGCCTGTAGATGCACATTAGCCCCTGCGAGATTAAAGAAATAAGGAGGAACCTTAATGTTTGAAGCAAAGAACTGTAAGAATTTCAGTAGTGTTACTTTAGAAGTGTTTGATGGAAGATATTGCATTATCCGTCTTTGCACTACACCGAATTGTGTTGATAGAGATAACTGCTAGGCTATTTCTGCCTTAAATGTATGAAGTTTGTCTCTATAGAATGGGGTTCGTTTATCCACCCACATCTAGGAGAGAAACGTTGTTATTTATGCCGTAAATGCGGGAAGCCAGTATATGTAAAGGAACAGGA